TAGTTACCATTAGCGGTAATGAGTTCGCTCAAAGAGGTACTTGCCCCATGTACGATATCGACCGATTCACTCGTGCTGTCCTTTCTGATTACTTCTGCATCGGACTTGACAGTTTTATGAGAGCTGCCACATGATAACAATAGGAACAGACACATGAAAGGAGCCAGCAATATATGCCGGCTTACCCAGTTCATAACCTTAGCCAACATAGGCAATGTCATTTATACGGTTCATCCAGCCTCTCTTGAATTTATTGTTAGCCGGACGTTTCCTGCATATATCCTCAATGAAGTCGAACCGTGCAATCTTAATCATGTCGAACAACTCACGCGGGTTCCTGGCATTCACCGCAGCAAGTGTCTTAGGTCCAACAATGCCATCTACAGAAACACCAAGCAAGCGTTGAGGTATCTTTATTCCGTGTGCACCGGATGCCCACACCCAATCGACAAGGATATTAGCAACTGATTGCGATTTAATATCGTCAGCTTTCCATCTGTCCCAATAATGCGGCTTGAGCACCCGGTTAACGACATCCTCACGGGTAAGCAAACGCAGGTCATCCACGTCTATATCACCGTCACCGTCCTTGTCATAGCCGCATGATTTCCACGTGCCGATAGTCACACCCATATTCGTAGCCCCTCCCAAATCGTCAGGGTCATTTACAAAACCGCCTTCCCACTTTAGGATAAACGGCGCTAATTTATACACATTCGCCATTCTTATTTTCCTCCTTGATTTTTGGTTTTACATAAAAATACAATATATTTGCAAACGCCTTTGTTTAAACTTTAAGTTGTGTAGTATTAAGGGAAAGGGAGCCGTTGTGAAACACCTTCCTTTTTCATAATTTGACCTCCCTGAACTCCGGAAGGATGTACTGGATATTCACCGCCGCCTCATGCAATACTTTGTGAAGTTCGTCCTCACCCATCCCGGTATCATCAGTAAACTCACAAAAGATATTGCCAACCCAATCCTGGGAGGAATTGAGCCTCTTGATGGCAACACTGCGGCATCCGTTCGTCGAGAGTAATGATTTGACAACCCTATCCTTGACCTGGCTGTCAATATCCGAATAGAACATGAAAAGATTCTCCGCAAGGCTTTTCGCAAATACCGCCACCTCACTCATGGGAAGCGACTGGATATTCTCACGCATACCGGCAATGCCCTTACGCTTCACCTCGAACTGTATACTAAGGAACGCCACATGTCCCAAAGGATGAGGTTGGACGATATACACCCGGTCCGCTTTCGTTTCATAAAGAACCCTCCAAAGCTCACCGAACACCCTGGCCGAGTTCTCACTCCTACGGTAACTTTTCCTTTCCTCTTCTTTCTTGAAGTACTCCACTTTTAAATCCGTCATCTTGTTCTTAGTGTACTGGTTGTAGGCGAAATAGGCAGCCGCCAAAGTTCCGAGGGCGCTGACCATGTTTGCAATGTCTATTTCCATTTGTTTTTTTTAATATTAAAGGTTATATTTGCAACGTTTCATAAACAAATTTTATATAGCAGATTGTAATACGTCTTGCCTGCGACTGGTCGGACGTATTTTTCTTGTATCCTGCATATCTCGATAAAAATGAGTATCTTTGTTTCTCATAAACAATTTTTTAATTCGACTGTGTCCTGGTTTGTTCGTGAGAGCAAACCGGATGCGAAGCTTTATAAATCTGCGCAGGGAGTAAACTTCATACCGCAACATCATACTTCTCTCTAATTCCCTGCAAAAATTCCGTTCTACCGTGAGGTAGGACGGTTTTTTATATGAATGCCCCGTGTACGAAAAAAGCAAGGCATCATCAAATACACCAACATTCTACAATCACTGCCCCCAACCATTTATTTCATCCTTGTTTATATAAACATTAAAAACTATATTTGTACCGTTTTTTGAAAACTTATCTAATTTATAAAGTCCAATTACACCCTGCTTGTGACGAGTAGGGTGTAATATTTAGTAACCAACCATACAAACGTCCGACATTGTACAAATGTACATCAGACGAAATCAAACAAGTTGTTGAATTACAATTTTCCACTGACATCCCGTGACAGTAAAAGTAATTGCTTCCACAACCTTGAAAAAGGACATAAAAAAAGAGCTCGATGACAACATAAGTCGCCACTAAGCTCTTGGTATTTATATACATTTCTACAAGCAAATATAGGAATTTATATTTGAAATCCGATTACTTATTGCATCCTTTTTAAATGTTCATCCAATGTTTTAGGATTGCATTTAAGCTTACGGCAAATAGCAGCTTTACTATAGCCATAGTCAAGCATAGTTTGAATGAGTTTTTCCTTACCCGTCAGCTTGTAATGCGAGTTATGCCCACCCTTATGCCGCCCTAATTTCTGTCCTTCGGCAACACGCCTGGCAAGACCTTCTTTGGTCCGTTGCGAAATCAAATCACGCTCAATCTGAGCTGACAGACCAAAAGCGAAGGCAAGTATCTGAGACTGTATATTGTTACCCAACTCATACTTCTCCTTTACAGTTAGAACAGTGATTTTTTTTTGCATGAGAGTGTTTAGAATGCTCATCACTTCCATCAGACGACGCCCAAGACGACTAATTTCAGAGCAAATAAGGGTATCACCCTTTTTAAGTTTTTTCAGCAAAGCGCCAAGCTTCCGTTCTTTTGCAGACTTGGTACCGGATATGGTTTCCGACACCCATTTGTCTATTTGCAGTTCTCTTACCTTACAAAATTTCTCTATCTCGAATTTCTGATTCTCAACCGTTTGCTTATCTGTTGAAACACGAATGTATGCGTAAATCATTTTTGTGGTGAAGATAACTTTAATCATTAGCCTTACCAAAACAGAATTCAATCGCCCCTTAAATGTATTAAGT